CACATGTTTCTGCTGTACATCCTTCTATAAGAGGTTCAATCTTAAATGCTTTAGGTCTTCTTCCTGTATAGCCCATAAGCTTTTCTATAACACCATCTTTGAAATCATGTACATAATCGTACAATCCACCAACAGCCTGATGTTCAGCATAACTAGTTGTCTGCCAATGAATTAGATGGAGCTGTTCATGAATGTGCGTTAGCTTTCCAGCTATACTTTCTAATGTCATTTCTCCAGAAGAGCTATTTAGCATTTCTTGAGGGAATAATGATTTAATTGCCATTTTATATTAGTTTTAAGAGATTAAGCACATTGGCTCCATTGATTAGTAAGTTCACCATTTGTTACTACATAAATTCTACTGTCACTGGAAGATCTATACCATCCATCAGCAGCAATTTCTCCAGTGTCACGATCAAATAGTTTTAATTTATTATCACAGGATACAATAGCATATGATGAAGGATCATTTACAGTACATACATCATTTTCTGTAGAACTGTAATGTAAAATTGCTACAAATGATGCACTTGTTACAAATAGTTCATATTTACACCCACCATCACAACACTCATATCCCTGCACTTCCTTCCAATTACCCACTTTAGGCTTGTTCTTTCTCCATATTAAGGAACTAGAGACAGCTCTTCCTGATCCATCATATCTCACGTATGCTTTTAAAGGTCTTTTATTTGACATTTATAATAATTTAAAAGTTAAACAGCATAGTATGGCGCAATGGTCAATGTCCCACTCGGACAGATCGAATTAGCAATTACATTAGAAAATGTTGTAGATATAGTGGTAGAGTTTACAACAGTAAATGTGGCCACTCCAGCAAAACGAACATTTAAATAGTCTACAATTTCTTGAGTGGTATTTGTTCCAACAGGATATGTAATAAAATATATAACAGAAGGTTCTGATAAACCACAATATATACCAAAACCTAAACCAGGGTTAACTTCTTGATCAGGAAGAGAATTAAATACTATTTGTGTTGTAAATGTTCCACCACCATCACAGCATTCATATGTCTGTATTTCTTTCCAATCACCCACCTTGGGTTTAGAACGTCTGAGCACTAAGCTCCCAGGAATGATTCTACCTGTACCATCATAGCGTACATAAGCTCTGAGGTCACGTTTGTTTGTTGCCATTTTATTTAAATTTTAAGGGTTTAATAATCTAATTTATATTTTTCTTTAATCTTCATCAGATGTGTTAGATAGAAATGTGTGCAATGTTTCTTGCTTTGTTCATTCTCTAACACTGTTTTGAGATGTGGGTCTTTGAAAGGATCTTGTCCTGTATGATACTTACCTTTATAGAATGCTGGGTATCCATTCGCTGTATCACTTACAATTCCTGCATTGTGGAAAATAGACACTCTTTCTAGCTTTGATAGGGGGTCTGTAGCCCATGCAAAATCCAGTTCTTTCACCACTTTAGTTTCATGTCCTTTATACCACAGGTTCCAAAGAACAGCCCACATATCTGAGCACCATCCCTGAAATCCTTTACTCTCATTAGCAAAATAGGTTTTGTTAACATTCATTAAATGTCTCCTGATGAGAAGACAATCGTTGTACACCTTTGCCCAAAATGCTGCATCTATGTTCTTTAGGAGATATTGTGCTCCTCCGGAATGAAGATTGTTCTTTTCGCAAATCTCTCTAGTTATTCCTGCAAGAGCTGCTGCTTCATTAAGAACATCTATCTGTTTGTACTCTTCTAGTTTTTCAGGAAGAACATCTCTTTCCTTACTATCAAAATATGAAGCATTTATATAACTGTTTGTATCAGACAGGTAACAAATGTCATCATTTAAGAACTTTTGAATGTCTAGGTTTTTTGTGAATAACACATCACTATCGCAATAAAAGATAGCTTTGTATTTCATCTCTGGACGATCTGCAAAGTATTTAGTGAGGCACCAAGGACGTAATATAGGAATGTAAACACCAAGTTTGTTTGTCACTTGGTTCTCATCATCCCTGTAGAACACAAATTCCACTTCTGGATAGAGAGAAACAATCTTGTCCCATTTATCACTTTTCTTACGAAATCCCGGTGTGAACACAATCACTGTGGCTTTATTAGAATAGCCCAGTTCTTTTAAACTCTCAATCCATGCATGCACTTGCCATGTGTAATATGTGTCATCTGGCTGGACACAAAGGAACCTCAAATCCTTCATATGTAGTTGGTTTATAAGCTCTTATTAAGGAGCAACTGTTGTTGTTGTAGTGGTGGTGCTATTTGCAGCTGTCACCTTAATCAGCCTATCAAGCTGTTTAGATATTTGCTGTAAAAGCTTAGCTTCTACACTCCACCCTATTTGTGCATTAGGTACACTCATTGTTATTCGTTTTTATTATTTTATCTACTTATTTCTTCCCAATCTATAGAAGCATAAGCTCCTTCACCACCAGATGTTGTTGCTACAGCCATTTCTATTACAAGCTCATAAGCTGTTCCTGTAAAAGGATTTCTTTCTAGCTGATTACTAAACAATGCCTCTTTGAGGATGTTAATTGAAGGAGATCCTTGATTAGAAGAGTTTACAAACCCACTAGCCAACACTCTTCCACCTGTAGCAGCAGTGGCTGAAATATTATATTCTACAGAAGAATCAGCTGCTGCAGTTAACCATGATCCTCCAGTGGTTGTAACACCACCATTAACCACTCTCCATTGGTAGTTCTTACCATTACCTAGTCCTAATATAGACACAGCTGTTGCAATAACAATAGCATCTAGTCTTGTAGATTTAAGTCTTATTGATACAATAGGATAGTAGGTTCCTGCTACAGCAAAGGTTCTTGCTGACGTAATAGATGTACCAGCAGATAGCTGTGAACCTCTAAGCTCATACCCACCCTCAGATATCACTGTAGAGCAAATTTGCTTCAATGTACCTCCACCACCTGTTGTTTTTATATCATAACGCAGTGGTAATGAAGCTGTTTTAATATATGTACTTGTTACAATATTAGCATGTTGAAACGTATGGCAAAGGATGAATTGTCCATCAATAACAAATCCCATTCTTACAGATCCTACACCTAACCACTCAAGATCCATCCAGAGGATTTGAGCTTTTGTAGGATCAAACACTATTCCAGAAGGACCTGTTCCATCTAATTTATCACCATTCCAATCTGCTTGTAAAACAGTTTCGTATTGTATAATTCCTGTAACAGTACTTACTTTTACAAAACTAAGAGCATTATTTGATAATTGTAAGTAGAAACCATTAGATTCTGTAATAAGTCCACCACCTATTCCTCCCACCTCACTAAAATATCCCACTCTTTGTCTCATTCCTGTTTGTGCAGGATTAAGTACAAAAGTGTTCATAACAAGAAGTGACTTACCTGGTTGATAAGCAAACACTTTAATTGTTTCTCTAAACACATAACTTGGATCAAGTAAATCGCCAGAAGATACAGTGAGGTCTACAAGACCTTGATTAGAATTAAATGTAGCTGTTCCATTGTTTACAGCTGTAGCCCATAAGTCATTATCATCAAATCTATGACTAGAATCGAACATTGTAAGAGGCTCAGATACTCTAAGTCTCCCAAAAGCATCTTGTGCTGTAGAAGGGGCAAATGTAATTGCTGTACTATTGTTTCCAGCAGACACAATCCCATTGAGCCTGTCAACTTTCTTCAACAGCTCCCACAAGAGATTGCTCTCTTGAGACCAGCCTATCTGCTTGGGAATTATAGCCATAATTTACAAATTTATGCGTTTGTTCTAGCATTAACAATACGTTTACAAAAAACAGAATAACCAATCTAGTTATTCCTTAACCATCTGGAACAGAATATATACAAGAGCCAGAAGCACCCTGAAATTGAATAGAATGTAATATCTGCTATCCAGTATGAGCCACTCAAGTCCATTATTAATTTGAACAGGAAGTCGTACCCAAAGGGCAGAAAGAACATCGCTAACATTAGAGATGCGTCTTTTAATTTTGACACTCGTTTTCTTGTTCTTCTTAGCATGATGAGCTTCCATATAAGGTTGTTTACTTCCCCTGTCCTCTATACTTTGAGACAGGCTTATCCTTGGGACCTCTAGACTTTTGGGCTTTACCACCTTTTCTTTTTCCAAAGACAGTTTTCCTACTGTCATTTGTTGATTTACCTTTTGCCATTGATTTATATTTAATTTATATTAAGGACATTCACCTGGTATTTGACATATTTCTACTGTTAAAAATCCTCTACCACAACAGCTATCAGTGCTGTATATTCCTACAGAAAACCAATTACCTCCAGGAACTGTAATACTCCATATACCATTAGCTGGTGTACTAGGTACTCTTACTGTGTCATCAGGAGCACCTGTTGGTTCACTTGTTGATGTCCAATATACAGGCCAATCTACTGTTGGAGGATTATTAGGATCATTATCATCAAATGATGTCCATTGATAATCTATTTGTAAACATGTTGTAGATGGAAAGTATTGTTTTAAATACACCCATCCATCATCAGCTTCATTAGCATCATCATCATCATTAGGTCCTATAAATGTAAACCTAGGACAATCTTCTGGATCAATTGGTTCTACTAATACAATACCATCACCTGCTACACCACCTGTAACTAATTTCCAATCACCATAATTAGGCTGAGGACAAATAGGAGCATCACAGCACAAATCGTATGGAATTTCCTTCCACACTCCTACAGCTGGAGCTTTCTTTCTTACAATTAAAGAACCAGGTACAGCTTTATTGTTTGCATACCTAACAAATGCTTTATTTTTTGCCATTGTTAATAAATTTTTAATAAAAATACATCATTTGAATTGTTCTCAATGTGAACAAGTATGAAGTTTTGTCTTTTACATAGTTCCTTGTTAAGGGAAATTGAACTTTGTTTATTTACAATGCGTCTGTCCTTAAACAATATTCTTCCATTAAAGTCATACATTGTTACAGATTGGGGAAAAATGTTATTCCCAATGTTTGTCTTAAGCACATTCTCATGTAATTGAACACTAATCTTTTCTTTAGGAGGAGAGATTCTTATGAAATTATTAGGCTGAAATAACAATATTGGAGAAAAGTTTATCTCCAAAAGCCCCATGTCAACTTTTGATCCTCCTAAAATACACACTGTTTGAGGAATAGGTTTCACTGTAAAACTAAAAGAAGACAAAGCAGAGGATGTAATTGGTGTGTATATAGAAGAAGATTTAGGAATAATTGTATCTACACTAGCAAACTGTTCAAATCTATACCTCACTTCTATATCACAATCTAATTTATTGGTTATTTTAAATACATATGTATTATTCTCAAATCCTAGATAGGAGACAATTATTACATCATTCTGAGCAAATTGTCCCCCATTCTGAGCTTTTGAAAATATTCCAATTAATAAAAACCATATAAAAAACAACCATTTCATTATTAGTCAAGAGCATTTGTAAAGAACCCTTTAGATGTCAAATCTTCTTGATTAGCAGCAGCACGTTTTTCAGCAGCTTCTATTTCCTTTTGAGTGAACAGGAGACATCTTTCGTTCTTCCCATCAACATCTTCCACCCATACAGAAATATACCAGGGTTTAGCGTTGGAAAACTTCTTCTTTTCTGTGTTCCACACTTTAATAAGTCTTCCAGCTTTAACTTTCACTTTGTCAATTAAACTTGCCATGTTGTTAAGGTTTTGAATAGTAATAAATAATATCTGCTATTATAAATATAAAAGGCACTATAGCACCTCCTATCATTGTCCATTTCAAATCTCTTTCGTCAAACTTAGTTTTCTTAACACTTTCGTCATATAGCTCCTTTCCAAATCCAACTACAGAAGTAAGTCCAAAAGCAATAACCCCCGAAAGCCATTGGGAGAACAAGAAGTTTAAAAGAATAAATGTAAAGATGCTTATGACCATCCCTGCCCAAAAATGCATCTCATCATCTAATTTTTTAAATTTTATATTAAACATATTAATATCCTACTAGGTTTCTAATAATTAAACTGTCATTCTGTATGTTTGTACATCCAAAACTGTTTGGACCAATCCACCAATATCCTGGTCTAGCATAGGAATTACCCATTATAGGCGCTCTTCCTGTTGTAGAATTGCCTGTTCCTGCGTTATATTCAGCAACAAATGCTCCTGTAGAAGAGCATGTTATTTGATGATACAGCCCTAGCGTGTGCCCTGTCTCGTGAGATATGCACTCTGCTATTCTCTTTTGATTATAGGACAGAGCCTTGCTGAATACAAAACAAGCTACATTATTTCCCCACTTAATAGATTCTATATAAGATACGCCTCCTACATTCCCATACCATTCGTTATACTGCGTTATTACCACTCTTTGCCTTCTAACAACAGATGCGCTATTGTATGCGTTTGAATCTGTAGTTACGTTTATGTTTTTAAACTGAGCAAAATCAGTTGTTACAGAATCTACAATGTTTTTAATTTCTGTTGAGCTAAGTCCTGATGGCGTAGCGTAGAATGGTAATCCACCATTTTGAGATGTCCATTCAGTTTCTGATATGTAATGACCATCAAAATCAAGGAATATCACCCAAGGACCTGTACCAACAACAGGAGGAAATGGTGTAGCGTCACAAGCATCTCCTATTCCATCTTTGTCACTATCTAATTGGTCTGGATTAAATGTAACAGAACAGTTATCATTTCCATCTAGCACACCATCTCTATCTGTATCTCTAGTTTTTCCTCCTCCTCTCCTAAGAACAATCTGTTGTTCTTCAGGAGAAATTCTTTTTACGTTATTGTATTGACCATTTAATACATCACACCCTGTTGGTTGGTATTTTTTTAATAGTATGTCATTTTGTTTACGACATGTAGCAAACAACAAAATTCCTGTAATAACAAGAATTAAACTAGGTATTAATGTGTTATTTCTCATATCTTTGATAGCTCAAAGTATCTTAATTTGCCTTTTTTTACAATTTTAACAAACGATACTTTCCAATTTTTGTTTCTGAATTAGAAACTTTAATAAAGTTTTTAGATTTGTAATTAATACTTTTAACAAAATGCATTTTTGAATCAAATATACCAAGTGATTTATTCTCAATACTATCAAAAACTTCAACTTTTATTCTTTTAGGACTTACTTGTAAACCTTTTTTACCAGAATTCCAAGCAGGTTTTCCCGTTTTAATACCTTTTCTTGGACTAGGTAATCCTTTATGTGCAAGTGAAAGTTTTAATTTTAAATCTTCTGATGCTTTTCTACCTTTATGTAAACTAGGCTTGCCTTTTTTAGCAATAGACATTTTTTTCCTAGATGTTTCTGATATAGTTTTGTTTAAATTTCCTCCACTTTCTAAATTGTAACCAAAATCTAAACAACTAAAAAGTTTTATATAAAATCTTTCATAATTATCTAAATCTTCTATAGGACACATTATACATTCAGAAAAAGAAAAATTCTCTTCTCCATATTTATTCCAAGCACGTTGAATATATAGATTATTGTGTTTATTAGTCTTTAGTTTATTTTTATGATCTCTTATTCTAGAATAAACATCATTAGATTGTCCTATATAACATTTTCCATTAACTAAACATTGTATCAAATATATTCCTGATTTCATGGTAACTTACTCAATTGAAAATGCATTCTATCAGGTCTTGATTTCCAATCGCCTCCACAATCAAATCCTGCATTTCTAAAACATTGTAAAAAACCCTCAGTAAAAGGTTTTTTTCCTTCTGTTATTAATTGATCGTATGTTTTACCAAGTTGGTTGTCTGACTGATTGAGGTCAACAGCAATACCCCAACTGTGTAAACTCATTGATGACAATCCACGTTTCTTACGAATGTTAAAACATCCATCCCATGTCTTAAGCTCAGACACATGTCCTGTTTGTATGAGGTTGTGAAAAGCTTTTGACAGAGGCTCTATCATATCCCTGTTACAATAAATGCGTTTAGGAATAACACCTATTTCCATATATCCAGGAACATCCCACATCACCATAGCTCTTTGGAGGTTAGGATCTCCGTACTTCTTTAATGCTTGTGCGCTTGTCACCATAATGTTAGTCTTGTTGTTCTTCCTCAGGAGCCTCTGTTACAGGGCTGTCTGTGAAGAAGTTACTTAATATCTTCCCAATAACACCAATTACAAGGGAAGCAATTGCTAAATGTTTATGTTCTGTAATTACAGAGGAAACAGACACTATTGAGAACACTCCCAACAAAGCATCCCCTATCTTACGAAACATAAGAGGGGTGGGTTTCCAATATCCTTTCCAAGTGAATTTTGTCATTTCTTTATGTTTGAATAAATGGTTGTTAAATACTGCACTACAAGAAGTAGTGTAATACCTGCCCCAGCTATCCAATACACTTTCTTTTTAAAGTCTTCCTGTCTACATATCCTCTTTTTCAGAGCTTCAATTTGCTCCTCAAGAGCTGTAATCTCCTTCATAAATCCTCCTGTTTTTGTTAAGGGGTTCCCAAGGATAGCATCCACCACTTGTGTTAATTTGGTGTTAATAGAGTCAATCTTCTCTTCCAATTCTGTGAGTCTTTGGTCCATGTTTTTAATATCTTCTATTACGGATTCTTCAAACTTGTGCTGCATCTCTAATTATGTTTACATATAGGGAATTAAAAAAGCACACCCCCCCTCCGAAATGGGAAAATGTGCTATTTAGTTAAAATATTATTATATAGAAAGCCATGCCAAAGTTAAAATAACATTTTGAATTATCCAAATTTATTTTTAGTCAGTGGACTTATCTAAATGATCTTTGTCAATTGTTTCTAAAAGCCAAGCTAACGCTCTTCCCAAAAGGGTGAGATTTCCTCTATTTCTGGCTAGAACATAGCTAATTGTCCTATCCATATCACCAAAAGGAATGTCTTTCTTCTTGATTAACAACTGGTTAAACAGTTCTTCACACACGGTGTTTCCGTGTTGATCAAGAGATTTTGCTATCCTAAAGAGGTAGGAATCAATAGCTCTAAATAAGCTCACCACCACCTGA